ATATCCTTCATTCTGATAGTCCAGTCAGCATTGGTGCCGTATAACTCAACCTTGTAGCTTCTGCCCTTAAATCTGTAACGGTCTGACATCAGCACTCCCGACTGCAAAGAAGCCTGCCCGGAAAGAATCTGAACACCACCATCTTCAAAAACGAAAGGCTTCAATGTTGCTGCTGTTGTTTCATTGCTTGTTCCTGCTGCATACCAATCATCGAATAAGGCATCGTTAACTCCTGTAGATGGCAGCTCAATCCCTCGCTTCGAATAGGCACCCGAAACAAAGCCTTCCTCATCCACCTCGTAAACAAGTGAATAAGTTAATCCGCTCTGTGGCAAATCTACTACCGTTCCATCTATTGTCAATCTTCTATACATAGGACATACTTACATTTTCATCTTTGGAATAAATTGTCAGAATGCCACTACTAAGCTCGAATCTGCCATTCTGTTTTTCTGTATTGCCAAAAATAAACTTGGTAACCAAACTTTCAGGAACATACAAATAGCCAACATACTTACTTTGCTTCACCTTGTACTCGCAGGCAATCAACTTGTAACGATCGTACAAAATTACAGCTCCGAAAGTAATAATCTCGCTGTTTGGCAAAGTAATTTCATTGCCATAAGCACTACCATTTGTCGATGTCCAAATAGTGTTTTCAAGTCTATCATATCCTGCGTAATCCAATATCATATTCTGTGGGTTATAATGTCCTGTGATAGGTTCAATGTAAACTCAATCGTAAACAGTCCAGGATTCTTTTTCTCAATAACATCCTGATCGCTTATCCAACATCTCCAATACTCGCTGCTGTCATTCGGATTCACAACGTACACCTCAACCGAATACAACAAATCTTTTAACCAAGCCATCTCAGCATTGGTGACAAGCTTACTGCATCGATATCCTTTGCTCGCTTGTATGTTGGTTCTCGCTCTGCCGTAGTCATCCTGTGTATGAGGCCAGTTCAATGGCTTCTGAAATAACTCCGATGTAACACCAATGGCAAGCTCAGTAAACGTAAAGTCATAATTGTCGACACCGCCCAAGGAATTAAGCCAATATAAGCTCAGTTGCTTAGGACAGGAATCGTCAAAGGTATAGGTATGCAAATCAGAATTTAATAGGAATATCATCCCTCCAAAAATTGGAATACCTAAGCCCGCAACAATGGTGTAAGATGCTGCTCCTGTAAAGTCTGGAGCAATGGTATTAAAATATGTTGCAGCCGGTATGGCCTGTAACTGTGGCTTACCAACTCCGATTGTGTGCATCTCATCGGGAAGACCGCCAAGTGTCGCAAGATATGCTGTGTTTATCAGCGTGCCTGCACTATTGAAAGTCTCAATCCTTATGTAATTCCATTGCGATAAAAACGATAAGAAGATATTTTCATCCTGTTGTATCTTTCTGCTTGTAGGACTGTTCGTTAAAAATCTCTTAGCAGTTGTAACCAATGGCACACCAAGGAAATCATCGAGCGACATATCCTCACCGTTCTGCCTTGTAGTGATACAGGCATACTGTAAACCGCTGTAATCCGTTGCAGGGTAAATTTCAATCTTACCTGTTGCGTTGTTTCTGTACTCATACTTAAACGATACCTCGAACTCCAAAAAGCTATCGGTATTATTTACCCTGGTATCGGCATTCAGATTCCCGAAGGTACTTCTCCGACTTCTCTTTGTGAGATATCTCTGAATGTACTGCTGCACATCGACATAAAAGTAATATTCCATTGCAGGCGGAGTTAAGCTCGGAACTGACTGATACGGTGCAACTCTGCCCTCTGCAATAATAATCGTACCGCCTGCCGTTGTAATCGTAAACTTGCAGTTAGTAATTACATCAGGTGGAAATGTTGTGTACATCACTTGCCACAAAACTGGCCTGTATGCCGATGTCGGATTGTACGTTGGACTTGTTATGACTGCCATTACGGATATATTTCATTGTAAAGCGTAGTGTAATAAGTGTCGAAGTCCTGACCACTTGCAAATGTGAGCTGACAAATTTCAGCCATCTTCTCTTTCTTCGCTTGGTTCGCTGCATTGTAAGCAGATACCAATGTTGCCGGAATGATAAAACTCACATAGGCAGCAACCGCCAATGAAAACGCAACCTGATCACCACCTTGATCATCAATCGCATCCTGGTAATCGTTTGTTAATGTCTCGCTATTTGCGCTGCTTAGGAGTGTAAGTAAAAATTTTTTCTCAGTCATTATGCTCTTTTTAAATTTTCAATAATTTTATCAATCTTAGCTTCGAATACTGCTGCTGACCATTCCTCTGCAAATTTCATAATCTCTTCATCTGTCGCATCAATAGTCTTCTGAATAAATTGTGTCGGGCCTTTTACAGGCATTCCAACTTTCTTATGCTTTCGGGCAATCGCAAACGCTATGCCTAAACTTTTTCTGTTATCCGTAACCCCCAACTTCAACTGCGCAAATCTCTGCAACCCTTCAATGTACTTACTCCTTCCACCTCTACCACTTGGCTCTGTAAACGGAATCCTATCAGCAGGAACACCCTGGTCTAATGCTATGCCGTAACTGTTTAACCAAATCTCAATCTTTCTTCCTTCGATTGTACTCAGTATTCGGCTTTCGATGCTCTCGATCAAGTCTCCAGTCATTATGTGGTTCGCAATTTTTAACTGCTGCCTCATCTCTTCTTTGAGCAAGTCCGCAAGATTGTTCAGTAGTTCGTTGGCTTCCATAAATCTGTGGGCAATTTCGTTGTTTAGGTTTCATTTATAAAATGTGTATAAAATTGCTTGGTGCGATTCCTGTACCTACTATATTTGTAGCTGTAACCGCACAACTTATAGATTTTCCTGAGTCATCTAATACAGTTGTGTACTGATTGCTCGTTTCGCCTATAATATCAATGCCATTTTGCTTCCATTGATAAGTGAATGTTATTGGCAAATCTCCTGACCACGTTCCATCATCAATAACATCTAATATACTGCCTACAATATTATCACCAGCTATTACTGGTTTATCAATATTGGATGGAGCTATGCCATTCACTTGCTGATTCTCTTCATCGACTGTGGCAATATCTTCCAGGTCAACAGGTAAAAACGATATGTCGAGACTTTGGTCATCGCAAATAGCAGGAACAACCAAATCCAATGTTACCCGGATGCTGCGAGTATCGGCCGTGAATCGGTATGGGTCAAACTCAATCCTGTAATCCCCAACATTGAAGGGTGGATTAGATATGGCAGAATAGTCCAATAAATATTGAATCATTTTTTTTGCAAGTATCTGCAATGTTTGCTCCAACTCAATCGTAGTGTCAATCTTGTAGGTCAGCAATCCTTGCTCGTAGGCATAGGTATCTGTAATCAGAAATTCAACCTGATAAGTGTCATAAATCGCAGCTGTATTGCTTTCCATTGCCCGACTGTTTAAAATAGGAGGCAACAACAACACATACGGAAACAATCGACCTGTGTCCGATGTCGGGTCGAAGTTGTTCGATATGTTTATGTTCATATCAGATGGGAATCCGTAGTGATAGAACTTATAATCAGAATCATTCTGAACAATCAGATTAAATAAGTTGGATAGTTGTGTTATTGTCATTGTTTCATCATATTAGATTCGTACTCATTCTGTGCAGCTTTAAGACTCAAAAACGCAAATGCCGTGTACAACGGTAACTTTGCAGCTTCTTTTATCTTCAGGATGTCACCATTTGCCAAAGTTACAAATGTCGCAAACCACCCGTATGGCTCAATCAAGTCTTTGACACCTGCTTTAAGGCTCCGAGCGTCTGGCTCATCGTATAAATTTGCAAATTTTTCTGCAATTTCTCGCTTTGTCTCTGCAAAAAAAAACCTACCTGAAACAGATCATCGGCACTCAACTCACTTTCAAATAACTTGGCTCGCTCTTCAACCTTGTAATCATCAAAACCCTCACCCTCCTTTCTGCAAATAACCGCTGCTACTTTTGGCAATACTCTGTAATGACCATTCAGCAAATCAGCCAACTGCTTCTCATACTCATTCGCCTCTGCAAAGTCCTCAATTGTACTTTCCTGCATAAATCGCTGCGGAAGATAGTATATTTCTCCCGATATTTCAAAGCAATTATATGTCTTATTTTCAACTGGTGACAAATAATTTTGATGAACAGCGTAAACTCCTGAAATATCTTCAGCTTTACACTTGCGTATCAGCTTCTCATCTGCACCAGTCCAAAATGCAATATGCTTGGTGTAAAACTTCAGCCAAACAAGCATATTCCTTTCCTCCTCATCAGGTTCATACTTGTCTATGAACTCCAAATAATCAATAAAGCGACTAATGCTTATCTCGCTAAGTTTTGGCAGTTGGTATTTGATACCATCAATCTTGATGTCAATCATTTCGCTTTTGGTTTGCTGATTTTAATCTGTTTCTTTTCTGCCGGAATGGAATGCTGAAAATATTCCTTGCCTTGCTTATCCAGGATAGATTGGTCTGTGATGATTCGCTCACATATCCTGCGAGCTGCAACCAAATTGTTTAGCAGCTGCCTTGTCTGTAAGCTCCATCTTTCTGTCTTCTCTTCGACCTCACCAATCATCAGGTCAAGATGCGTTTTCATATCCTTAGCGTTAATCATAATAATATAAATTTATTGTTTTTCTTTGAGATTATAGAGGTAACAGCATAGCGCATAGCATCGAGTGAGTGATCGAATTCTTTTATGGCTTCATCCAATGGGTTACCATCGGCATCTTCTTTGTATCGGTAGTTAGAAAGTTCAATGGCAATATCCTTGCTCTCTTTGGTAACAATCAGTTCGAACTCGTTAATGGCTGAAATGCCATAGGAGATACTGTCCTTGCCTTTGTCGGCCTTGTGTACGTTCAACTTGTGCTTGCCTCTGAGATGGTCAATCAAGATCGGGTCGGCAGAATCCGCAATTATCTTGCCTCTGCTCGTTTGGATAGTTCGGTTTATCTCGGTGCCAAGTTCATCAATACCCATTCCACGTTTGTAAATCAGCTGCTTAATGTAAATCTTTCTGTTTTCCATATCCAACTTTATCTCAACGAAGGCAGCAGGACTGGTGCTGTAACCAAAGTCCAATCCGTAAATAGGCTCAATGCCAATCTGTCTGTATTCTGCCTCATCAATGGCATTCCAACGTGGATAAACCAAACCACCTTCGAATGGTTTCGGGTCTTGCTGATACATCGCCTGAAACAACCTTGGAGAATTGTCTTGGAACTTTTGAAGTTTTTCAAGGCTGTGTCTTTCGGGCCATAAAGCTTCTCCAATATTCCTCGGATCATCTTGCCTTTTGTCAGCTGTCATCAGGATACCTGGAAGCGTTAAGACTGTCCATTCGTGTGCATCTTTCTGCTTCAAGATTCTACCCGATAGGTCATCTTCGTGCCACCTTGTTTGAGTGATAAGCACCTGAGAGTTATTGTGCAAGCGAGTAGAAAAAACACCGTTGTACCAATCCCAAACCCTCGCCCGGTATGTCATACTATTCGCTTCAACAACATCTTTTACCGGGTCATCAATGATGCCAATGTCAACTGGTGTTCCGGTCAAGCTACCACCAACACCAACAGACTTATAGAATCCAACATTGTTTACTATTTCAAAGATATCTGCATTCCGCAAAAAACTACCTTTGGCAGATGTACGGATGTTGGAAGAGTTTAACCTGGAGTTCGGGAAGATATCGATATAAACCTCATCATCCATTATGCGCTGCACATCTCGATTGAAGCTTCGACTTAGGTCGGCAGAATAGGAACATCCAACAATCTTTAACTTTGGATTGATGCCAAGCAGATATGCAGGAAGCCTTCTCGATGTAAGCTCAGACTTTCCGTGTTGTGGCGGCATAAATACCATCAACTTCCGAATCTTGCCTTCCGCAAACTTTTGCAGATAGTCAATGAGCAGATTGTGATGCCAGGAAAATTGGTAATCGGATTTTGTGTGAGAAACAAACCGCTTAAAATCCTTCGCTGCTATCAGTTGGCGAATACGCTGCAAGTTCAGCAATTCGTTCAAGGTCTCTGAGTTGATCAATGCCAAGGTTTTCGAGTTTTAAGGTTTGTTGTATCTCTATCATTCCACCATCTTCGCCAGTAATTTCGGTGCGGCTTAGCTTTGGTATTAAGTATTCCTGAAGTTCAAGCCAAATCTTTACCCGGTCTTTTGGATCCATTAAGTCCAGGTCTTCTTCGATACGTTGACCGAGTTTATTCGAGATTCGTGCAAGGAAGGCTTTTGTTTCGGAAGTGGTTTTGTTTATCGCTCCCTTTGGTCTACCCTTGCTCAGATTGTTTCCAGGTTCGAAAGGCATAAGTTAAAATATGTTTATTTATCATTCTTTAGTACCTACGTTCAATTTTCTTTCCAAAGTGGTACTATACTATCAAAAAGAAATAAAAGTGTCTTAAATCGGCTTTTTTAAAATCGGGGAAGGAAACTACCAATAACCTTCCCCTGAGAGACAAACTAAAAAACCCTGCTTACAAAAGCACTGCAAAAATATGTTTTTTTTTCGAAAAAGTGAAGTGTTACAAGCGTTACATTTTTGTTACATTGAAATATCGACTAATACTATATTGTAACAATGTAACAGATGTAACAGGTATTATGTATGTATATATAATAGTATAATAATGTTCTTATATATGAATATATTTTCCCGTTACAAGCGTTACATTGTTACAAAGATTGAATATCAATGAGTTAAGTGTATCAAAACCTGTAACGGCTTTTTGAAGTTGTTACAAGGGCAAAAAAAAAGAGTGCCCCGACATAAGGCACTCTAACACAAACTATTAACACACTAAATCTGCTCGTTAAAATCGCTTTTTTTCAGTAACGAGTTGTAATCCATCGTTGTTTTTCGGCTCACATCTCTGCCAAAAATCTTACCAAATTTCTCTGCTGCGTCTTTTATTGCGTAACTTTCAGCAGCAGGTGCAGCCTTCTGAACACCATCGGTTTTGACTGAGTTCCAATCAGTTGCGCCCGAACCCTTGTCCGTTTGGATTGGAGCAGCACCAATACCATCTTGGAACATTATTTCATCATTTATCGGATTCGTTACAAAGAGCCTAACCGTGACTACAACGCTGTTTGCGACCACTTGCACATTTTTTACCTCAACCCACCATTTTGTAAAAATTCGTGTTAAAAGGTACTCAATTTTCTCAATTGAGATGTAACGATAGCCTTTTATCATTGGATGTTCGCTCAACCAAGCTTTCGGAGGGTCTTGGTTTAGCAGTACAGTAAGTGCATTTTGTTTTAGACTGTCTTCAGAATCTGTGATTAATTCTTGAAGAGTTGGAAGTTTTTTTTCTCCTTCCGTTGGAAGTTTTGTGATGTTTGACATTGTTGGTAGTTATTTAAGATTAAGAATTATTTTTTTGCCCAAGATGGAAGTGAGATAACGTGAATTGCAGGTTCTTCTGTGTAACCGTGCCAGTTGTTAGTTTCAAGGCATTTTTTGTAGGTTTCGATATCTGCGAGATATGCTGCTCTTCCGATGCTGATGGATTCTTCATCCAGTTCGTACACCTCAACATTGAATGGAGCTTCTTTTTCTACTGCAATGAAGAAAAACCTTTTTGCATTGGTCAAGTCCATATAAATTGCCGCCTGCACGTGGTAACGATAATTCCACACAGACTTTGAAAACTCAGTTGGACTTGCATCGTTAGTGGTCTTCAGGTCAACCAATACGTTGAACTTGGCATTGTAAAAATCGGGTTTGCATTTGAAGTTAACACCTTCAAGCTGTCCGAATACCGGGGCTTCTGCAATACCTTCTGAAGAAAGAAGTGCTGCTGCTTTTGGATGCTTGGAAACAGACTGAGCAATAAGAATTGCTTGTTCGTGCTGTTCTTCAGTAACCAATAGTTCTTTACCTTGAGCATCTTGTAAGAATGCCTCGTAAAGAAGTTTACCTTCCTTGGTTCTTCTGTCGCAGGTCGGCATAATTGCGAAGTTATCCTGGTCGAATAGTACAGAATGCACAAGGCTTCCGAAGTTCATTGCTGAAGTAGCTTCTTTTTTCTGACCGTTAATATAGGCCTGAAAGTGTGCAGGAGATTTGTGGAGTTGATCGAGTAAGCTTTTGCTTAAAAAATCTGTTTTTGAGTGATACTCTTGATTTGTCATTGGTAGTTATTTTTAAAATTTTAACGAATTGTTACACAAAGATAATAAAATATTATTACATTTGCACTATTAAACAATATTTTTTCAAAAATCTTAAAAAAAAATGAAGACTTACCAAAAAATCAAAGAGCGAGCAGAACGTGCAGGCATCAGCATCCGTGAGTTGTGCCGTAGAACAGGAATCCACAAACAGACCTTGGATAAGTGGAGCAGAGTTGAACCACAAACGCTGATGTATTTAGAGCGCATTAATGAAGAACTTGGAAAACAAGAGGATGCTAACCTTAAAAAATATCTCGATGAGCGTAAATCTTAGGCCATACCAGCAAGATGGTGTGAATGGCATCCGTAACAGCCTCAAAAAGAATAAAAGAGTGCTGTATGTACTTGCAACTGGTGGAGGCAAGACTGAGACCTTTATACACATAGCAGAAAGAGCGATGTCAATGGGTAAGACTGTGTTCTTCCTGGTGCATAAAAAGAACCTTGTTAGGCAAATCTCTGAGCGATGCAAAAAGTACAATCTTAGGCACGGCATTATTGCAGGAGGATATCAGAAACAATACTACTTACCTGCACAGATTTGTAGTGTGCAGACATTGAAGAACAGATTGGCTGATGTTCCGGTACCTGATCTGATTATTGTGGATGAAGCGCATCATTCAAACGCAGGCACGTGGAAAGCAATATTGAATTATTATTCCGAAGTTTATACACTTGGAGTTACAGCCACACCAATCAGAACCGATGGTCAAGGTCTTGGAGATATCTTCCAGGATATGATATTGGGGCCAACGCCTGCGGAACTGGTCAAGATGGGTAATTTGGTGATGCCTGATTATTATACGTTCAAGAATCTTAAAGGATTGGAGAATGTGAAGCTCGACAAGCACGGAGAATTTAATAAAAGCGAAGTAAACAAGTTGATTGAGCAATCGGGATTAGTTGGTGATGCTGTAAAGGAATACACAAAACTCGCAGCAGGAGAACCTGCGATTTACAGTTGCGTAAGTATTGCAGAGTCCAAAAAGTTGGCGGAGAAGTTCCGGGATGCAGGATACACCTCTGAAGCTGTTCACGGTGAGCTGAAAGATGAAGAAGTTGAGCGAATATTCAAAGGTCTTGCTGATAGAAGTATCAATGTAGTAACATTCTGTGATTTGATTAGCGAGGGTACAGATATTCCTGCTGTGGCTGTTGTAGGTTTATGCCGACCAACTATGTCGATGGCATTGTATTTACAGATTGTCGGAAGAGGATTGAGACCTTGTGAGGGCAAAGACAAGTGCATCATATTAGATCACGTTGGCAACATTGGCAGACATAAGCACCCATTGACGCAAAGAGATTGGTCATTGGAAGGTATGAAGAAAAAGAGGAAGAAGAAAAAGCAGGAGGAAGAGAATGAGGAGTATTACACTTGCGAAGGCTGTTACTTTGTGTATGAGAAGTCTGAGGAGTGCTGTCCGAAATGCGGATTGATAAATGAGAAGAAAAAACGTGAGTTGAAAACTGTCCAGGGCATTGCAGTCAAAGATGAAAGGTCATTGGATGATTTTCTGAATATGCATCAAGGGCCAAAGGTAAAAGAATTAAAAGATTGTAAAACCTTGGAAGAACATTGGCAGTATAAGGAAATGAAAGGATATCAAGATTTTTGGGTTAAGCACATTTTTGAAGCTAAGGTATTGAAAGAGTTATCTGAATATTTATATCAACAAGAAAAATATAAAGGACTTCAATATGATTTAATTTTAAATTTTAACTACAAAATAAATACAAAATCTCTATCCGAAACAGATGTTAAGGCAGCAATCAATATTGCCTGGAATACATTTTATAGTTGGAAAAAAGTCAATATGAAAAAAAGTTATAAAAAATCTTATTAAAAAGTACAACGTAATAAAATTTTATTATTACCTTTACAACCGTAATCAATTATTAACATATCAAAACTACCAAAGTTATGAAAAATCACACTTATGTTGAGTTCTGCATTGAGCAGGCATTGAAACAACTTGAAACTGCAATGGAACGGTCGAAAGAAACGGCAAACAAAGTTTCTATTGCTGATGAGTATAAAGCACACGCACAGTTGGGCAGCCTTTCAGTTATAATTGCGGAAGCTGTTTACTATCTCAAAAGAGCTAAGGATGAAGCGTAAATGGACTGAAGATGAGATGAGGATATTGCGAGAGTTATATCCTCATACTCGCACAGATGAATTGTGCATTATATTGAACAGACCAATTTCTTCAATTTATGGACAGGCATACGCACACGGAATTAAAAAGACTCAGGAGTTTATTAACTACCTTCTGAGTTTAGAAGCTGACAGATTAAGAAAGTCCGGTGCTGCAACGAGATACAAAAAAGGTAATGATAACTGGAACAAAGGGAAAAAAGGCTTGATGGGCCCGAATGCGACAAGTTTTAAGAAAGGACGCAAGCCTCACAATACAAAAGAAATCGGATCCACCAGGATAGATGGCAAAGATAAGTTCTTACTTGTTAAGGTGGCCGATAAAAAATGGATTCGAAAAGAGATTCTTATTTGGGAAGAAGCCTATGGAAAGATACCAAAAGGAAGCATAGTACGAGTAATAAATCCATTACTGAACAAGTACGATATTAACAATTTGATGCTCATTAGCAAAGGAGAAAATATGAAGCTTAATGCTATTCATAAATACCCTGAAGAACTGAAGAAAACAATCAGAGCATTAACAAAACTTAAAAAAACTATCAGAAAGAATGGCAAGAAATAAAATTGAAGACCTTAGGAACTTACTTTTCGAACAGATTGAGAAGCTAATGGATGAAGATGCCGATGTTGAGAAAGAGACAGCAAAAGCAAAGGCAATATCAAAACTTGCTGACACAATAATTAACTCTGCGAAGGTAGAGATTGATTTCTTAAAAATGATGGGCAATGAAGGTACAGGTACTGGATTTATTCCTGTCGAAAAAAAGCTAATAAAATGAAAAAAATATTTATCTTGGCAGCCTTTTCTCTTGGATTAGGCTGTCAAAAACCCGAAACAAGGATTGTAACTGAAACGGTTATCATTTACCGAGATACTTGCGATAGTCAGTTTATGGCTAAAATTGGACAAATTGAGACCAATAATATTGACAGCGTTATTGGTGATGGTGGCAGAGCTTATGGTAGGTATCAGATGCACGATATTTGCGTGAAAGGTTCAGGATTAAAAGACTTGCTTGGATATACTCACAAGGATATGTTTGACAGCATCAAGGCAGAACACGTATTTTGGGCAGCTATGGGAGTTCACTCGCATACCTTTGCGCAAAGAAATGGCAGATATCCAAGCTTCCAAGAACTTGCAAGGATGTGGAATGGTGGCCCGAATGGATATCAGAATAAATCTACATTAAAGTACCTGGAAAAATTTAGAAAATGAAAGAGCAAACACAGTATGACAGAATCAGAGCAGCTCACGCAACAAAAGGAGTGCTATTTCGGAACAATGTCGGAACAGCATATCAAGGTCAGATGGGCAGCATAAGTGGTGACAGAGTTTTGCTTTACCCACGTTTTGTTGAGTTCGGATTGTGCAATGGCAGCTCCGATCTGATTGGATGGACAGAGATAACCATTACACCCGATATGGTCGGCACCAAGTTGGCAGTCTTCACAGCAGTCGAAGTAAAAACAAAGACTGGAAGAGTAAGTGATGAACAGAAACGATTTATAAAAAATGTTAATGATGCCGGCGGCATCGCAAAAATCGAAAGAGTATGAACACTATTGACCAAGCACAAAAAGTTATCCAGGAACTAATCTCGGAAGCAAAGTATATGGATGGATTCTTGAAGGATGAAGTTACAAAGAAAGCATACCGAGAAAAAAAGGAAAGGCAGCTATCTGTATTGTATGAATTGATTGAAGAATTAAAAAATACAGAATCTGAAACAATTTTTTTGGAAGTTCCAACTGTAAGTCCTACCTTGCACACCCTTAAACTTGAGAATCGGGATGATATGAGCATCAGAAAGATATTCGGGATGCACGGAAAGGAAGCTGCAAGAGCTGAAAGCATTCAGAGAGCCAATGAGTTTATGGAATATCAGGAAGAAAAATACGGATTAAAATCTAAGCAATGAAAAAACTACCATCAATCAATTGGGAATCCGATCAGGAAGAACCACCAAAGAAAAGAGCCAGAAAGCAAAAAGCACAACCTGCACCGGGCAACACACCAACAGTAGACCAGCGTGGTTTTGTGGGTGGTTATTTTAAGCCATTAGGATGGGATTCTGAAAGCAGATTTCAGCGTTTTTACTTTTACTCGAAGTTGAGCAATGCTATTTTGGCATTTAGCACATCGAAGTTTACAAAACAGCACGTTGTTCAGCTCGCACCGATTGAGTTTTGGCAGAACGAATCTTTTGATAAGAGTGAGTATATTGCAGACTACCTGATTACGATGTGTAATGCAGTAGGTTATTTTGATTTGCAGAGTATCAGAGGTCGTGGTGCCTGGAAGGAATCTGATAGAATAATCTTCCATACCGGAATGCAGTTACTCAGCGACAAGATTCGATACAACCTCGGCAGCATTGATACGGAGTTTACTTATGAGATGCGAAAGAACATCCGAATTCCGATAGAAAATATGATGGATAAGTTGGAATGTGCGAAACTCACAAGATTACTATCAAGATTGAATTGGAATACTGAAGCTGATGGTAAATTATTGGCAGGATGGTTAGCGATAGCACCTGTTTGTGGCGCACTATCTTGGCGGCCTCATTGTTGGATTACAGGCCCTCGTGGAAATGGAAAGACTTATGTGCTTGAGCAGATTGTTAATCAAGTCTTAGGAGAGTTCTCAATCAATGCTCAGGGAACAGCAGCGACAGAGGCAGCGATAAGGCAGAAACTAAACTCTGATGCTATGCCAGTCACGATTGATGAATCGGAGGGTAACGATGAGAATGCAGCAAGGCGAATGCAGGAAGTTATTGCCTTGGCACGAGCAGGAAGTTCGGAAAAGTCACCTGCCATTCCAAAAGGTGGAAAAGATGGCAAGGCTACCGACTATTTTGTTCGCAGCTGCTTTTTGATGGTGTCAATAAATCCGCAGTTAATCAATGATTCAGACAAGAGAAGGTTCACAATCTTTGAACTTGCAAAGCACAGCAACCAGGATAAGTTCAAAGAGCTAAACAAGATTAAGAAAGAAACCATTACAGGTGATTTTGGCTTACGTTTTACAGCGAGAATGGTGAATCTCTTACCGAATATGCTCAGAAGCATTTATATTTTTACGGAAGCCATATCGGAACTTGTGGGCGATCGTGCTATTGCTGACCAGTTCGGTGCGCTGTTGGGTGGATGGTGGCATACCTGGAACGATGATGTTGTTGAACCTGAAACGGCATTGAATGAAGCTGCTGCAATATTGGATGCGAAAGGAATATTGGAAGACAAAGAGGACTTGACAGATGAACAAAGATGCCTTCAAACGATTCTGCAGCACGAAACAAGGATTGAAGGAGATTTTATTGGTACTGTTACAGTTGGTGAGTTGGTCGAATATGCTTCTGAGTATGAACCCCAGGCAAAAATTAAGCAATCAGCAGCGGATGAGAGGCTTCAGAGGCTTGGATTGCGAGTTATTGAAGAGCAGAAAGAAAAATATTTGCTGATTCTGAACACCTCAGTTTTTGTTAAGCAAGTTTTGAGTCGCACACCTTGGGCAGTAAGTTACAGCACGGTATTGACAAGGCATCCTGGAGCAGAAAAGCGGAAAACTACTCGATTTAGTTCGGGTTTAATTGGCAGATGTGTGCAAATAAATTTAAAAAATATTCTATAAAACGTACAATGTAATAAAATATTATTATCTTTGTGCATCGTTAATAATTAAAACTACCAAGTTATGACAAACGCAATTTTCACCACAGGCCTCTTTATGGAGTGCGACAATTTTCCGACAAACGAAGTTTATGTTAAAATCTCAGGTTACTATGTAGAACCTGAAATGGGCAGCAGAGATTCTTATGGCTGTCAGTTAGAACCCGATTTAGGAGGATATTTTGAACTAACCGACATCTATATTGAAGACTATGATAAAAGTGTCACCATTGACCAAGCAGCTATCATATTTGAGAAGTCTTGGAAAGAACTTGACCGATATTTTTGTGAACATCTTCAAGAGGCATATGAAAATGATTCGGAGGATTCAATATGGTGTTAGCAATAGCAATCTTTTGTCTCGGCACAGGTTTCGGCCTGTTGCTGTTGACAAACAATATTGGTTATAAGCCAAAGCGAAAAAATAAATATAAATATTACGAACCTAAAAACAATTGAAATGGTAAACAAACTAACGCTGATCGGGCGCATCGGTCAAATTGATGTGAAGGATACAAAGAGCGGAGATAAGCTAACCAATCTTTCTGTTGCAACATCTGAGTCTTACAAGGATAAGAACGGAGAGTGGCAGGAAAAAACACAATGGCACCGCTGCACTATCTTCAAAGAGTTTAAAGCTGACAAAGGTGATTTGTGCTACATTGAAGGGAAAGTTGAATACAGAGAACACGATGGAAAGTATTACACAGATATCATAGCTTCCTACGTGCGTAAATTGAGTTATAAGGGAGAAAAACAGACTGAGCAGCACGAAGATAAGCCAAGCTTACCCGAACCCACTAACGGACAAATGGTGGCAATGAAGATAAAAGTAAAAAAAGGTGAGCTTACGATGTCACAGATACAAGATAAGTTTGATTTAACAACTGAGCAACTGGCACAACTCCGAGCTGAAGTTCCTGCTGGCGAAGATGATGGTGAGTTACCATTCTAAAAAATTAGAGCATCCGATTAAGATGCTCTTTTTTTATGCCTTATTTTCTTCGTTGTTTTCTACTTTCTTCTGCTGCACCTTTCCATACAATAGCGTTGCTGTGAATGCTGCTATCGAAGTGAGAAAGATTGATACCCCTGACCAGTCCAATGTAGTGCATTTTACTGCGTGAATGATTATGTAAACCAATATACCAATACACAGCAAGCACACACACAAAGTACCAAGAAACAAAGTTACTCTCATCGAGCTTACATCGGTGCTTTCTTTTAAGAAGTTGAACATATTAGTTAGTTTTTTCAAGTTTCTCGACAAGATTCAGAAGTTTTCTCATCATCGAAGTGTTGTTTTCGATTACGTGATTGTTAGAAGCAAGAGTTTCCATAAGTGTAGTTCTGTCTTCAACAAGATAAGTTTCCAGTCTTTTTTCAAGTTCCTGAATCCTTGATTCATTCTTCTTATGCCAAATAAAGAATTGCTTACCCATAAAGTATATTATTGCGATCATAAGGATGGCAAAGATACCTAATACCCCATAATTTGCGAGTGAGTTAATAAAGCCGGGGATAGCTTCTTGTAAAAATAGTGTGTTCATTAGTCTATTGTTGGGAATTTAGGTGTGTTAAACAGCAAATTGAGCTAACCAAATATTTACCATATCGGGAACATCGGCATCATCCCAAGTATCTACATAAGGCATATCCTCAGCACGTACACCGAACTTAGCGGAAGCAGTTGTAAGTAGTACGTCAATGCCCAAAAGTTTGTCAAGTGCCTTATCTGAAATAGTGTTTAGGTTTATGCTTATTGTTGGGTCTGTTATTTCGACTTGAAATTGTGGAAACTTGTATGTCATTATATTATTTTTTTATGTTATGAAAGTGTTGTTCCTGTTACTGTGAATGTGCGGACAGCTAACCATTTGGCAGTACCTGTTTTTGCACTAGATGAACCTAAGCCAAAATTATCAAATCTATATGCTTGTGTTGTTCCACCTGTATTTGTTGTAGATGACCAATAAGAATTATTAGAATTAGGTGCATTTATTGGTGAATATGTTATAAATCGTGAAACTGAAAAATTGCAAATACTCATATATTCCATCATATTTGCTAATCTCCACCCAGTTGTAAATGTTCCTATACTTAAAGCTAAAGATAAATCTATTGCTTGATTCCAAGTTGCTACAACACCATTATCGCCTAATCTATACCAACCCAAAACCGTACTACCATTATAAGTTGACCAATCTATTACAATATTATTTGTGTATGTTTGTCCGCCTAATTCATCTGTAAATCTGTTTGTATTTCCAAAAACATTGTTTTCAGCTAATACAGTAAAACTTACATTTCGACCACGTTCCAAGTCACCATCATCACCCGTTCTGTAAGACGTTGTCTGCCCTGTTTTCATTAGCTGTGCCGTTGTTCTACTGACCGCAGTTGCAACCGCTTTTATATAGTTCCCTATCATAATTTATGCTTTTGTTATGTTAAGATTTACAACCCCTGCAACCGAAGCCGTTACCGTTATTTTGCTGCCTATTAAGATTGTATTAGTCAAGGTATAAGCAGCTCCATCGTCTTGAATTGTAATTGTCGGAGCGTTTTTGATATTTGTAGTTGTATTTATTTTTAGGTCGTATGGAGCGTAAAAATCCACCGTTAAGGCATCCATCAACTCAACCGTATAAATAATGCCACGATTAACCCAAAGTGAGCCGTTATACTCTAAGAAATTGCCATTCGCAGGCGTTGTTATTGACACATTATGCAATTCATCAAGTTCATAACCGTTGTCAATTTTAACGTAAATTTTGCCGTGAACAGCGTGAGCATATTCGACATAACCAATGCGAACCTCGTGGATAGGTGCGCTCGGTTTTACGTTTGTTATCGCACCAAAAGTAGTACCGCTAAGATAAAGTGAGTCACCATCTGCCCACGTTTCGCCCTGTAAACTACCTGTTGTATTGATATTTGTAACCTGACCAACTGAGCAAATAAAGCCTTCCTGATTGCCTGCAATATTTTCGCAAACAATACCGAGAGTGCCTGCACTATTTGCGTCATTATCGGCTTTTGCAAGTTTAACCGAAAGCCTTTGACCTGTTGCGCCTGCTACAATTACAACTTCATATCCTGCCTTTGTAAGATTTACTAAGGGAGTAGTTTTATTTACTACCCTCGCGTGAATATGCTGACCAAGATTTGATGTTGTGTTGCCACCTTTAAGACCTAAATTTAAAGTTCCTAAAGTGTTATTCCACGCCAATTCACCCTCAGCAACTGTATGCGCTGCTGCTGTGTCAAAGTCCAAGTAATCCAAGTCAATAATTCCATTATTTGCACTATTACCTAAACCTAAGACAGTTGCTAAATCAGATGCACCACCGCCTGCTAAATCAAAAAAAAAAGCAGCTAAGGCAGTAAATACAGCAGACTGATCAACACCATAAGGAGCATCTGAACTATCAAGCACATCATCGTATTCAGCTACAAAAGCAATAACATCACCTGTGAGAATATTCTCAAATAAGAAACCACTTGTGCCCCAAGGTTTGATTGTTGCTTGTCCGCTTGGAAGTGCCAGGAATGGAGTTGTAGTACCCGGCAATCCAAAGGCGATACCACCTCCGAGTTGGTAAACTTGTAATTCTGCAAATTGCTTATTCATCATTAGTATATTATTGGAAATGTTGAAATATTTTTACTTTTTGGTTTACAGCATTGGCATTTTCCTTCAGGTTCAAAATCGAAAGGAACATACAACGAACTGTTATCGCAAAGATACGTAATAACTTCTTGTTGTAAAAACTGTATCTTATCTTTTAATGTATCTTTTAAGTAGCGCATATCGTTACCTGTTGCAGCAGTAGCAAAATTTGCCTGTGTAACCTGTACACCTGCCGATGTGATTTTGAAATGCGCAAAGCTGAGTGATTCTTCCAGGACTGCAAAACCAAGCAAATCGAATAGCTTACCATCCAGGAACAGATTCTCAAGGTCTGTATCTGTGAAGGCAGGTTCAATTGCACCGAATGCAGGATTGTAGTTGATAACATTTGCTGTCCTATTGGCTTTAAGTTCATCGAAGAAAGCAGCACCGATAAGATTACGAACATATCGCCTCTCTGCATTGTCAACATATGGAGCAAGTAAGTTCGGGTCGAACTGAGTATCTGTCGGAGTGATGCGAATGTACCCACCTCGCACAACTTCCAAAGCCTTTATGAATTGCGCCATCCGAGTAAGTTTTTAATTTTTGCCAATATATTTTGTTGCTTGTCTGTGCCTTC